TCAATCCATTTTTGATAAGGTAACGCTTTTCCATAGTAGAAATAATCATCTAGTACAGATTCATCTAGGACAGGGTTAGGTTTAATTTCTCTTCGTTTCTTTTTGTCTCTGAGAATAGCCTTCATACCTGCTGTATAATCTACTCTAGGCATGTGTCCCTTCTGTCCTTTAATATATTCATTCCAACCTAGAAGTTCGCATATAAAGGTTTTTGAATTGTTTAAATCCAATCTTATTGCATCATCACGTTTATCATGATGAATGAAAGATATAAGACTGAATATATCCTTGCTGTATTCGCCTCTCGCAAACTCTGGTCTACTACGAATAGATGATGTTAAATGCTCATTCATGTAAATCTGTACACTTCGTCTATTATCACTATGGAATCGTTCGGGAAGTTGAGCTTCGACACGTAGACCTGCTACTTCATTTATGTATTCGCACCCGATAGCTTCAAGTATCTGTCCGATTCTATTTTCATCATTTATACGTTGTTTTATGTCTCTCAAATCTTGAAAATCGGACATTACCTACACCTACCTTCCAGACTTATCATTTGCTACAAACGCCCAACCAATCTCTTCAAAATGGTTAGCATTAAACATTGGCTCGATAACTAGTACATCTTGACCGTTATCATTTGATTCACCGAATCGGTTCTTAGGTGTAAACCATAAGTAATATGTTTTACCCTTTTGTAGTGTGAAAGGTTCTCGCTCCCATTTCTGAGTTACTTCGTTGAATTTATTCTTCCAACACTCCAATTCGTTCTTACCGCCATCGTATTCGTCCGTCCATGCACTTCTAAACATGTACATTACGGAAGCTTCATTCTTCGCTTTCTTACCTTCACCAATAGCTTCAAAGTCTAGGTATCTATTCTTGATAGCTGTATCGGCTAACTGGAATGTAACAACCGTACGCAAGTTCATACCGCCTGCATTTTTACGAGTCATACGATAGATTAACTTCATGTCCTCTACGAATGTTTCCCAACGTGAATCATGTTGGCTCTCATCAGATGGTTTGTGTGTATCGATTAATAGATTGTAATATCCACGGTTCGCCCAGAAACGGACAATCATTTCAAGGTCTTTCATCACGTATTTCTCCATGAATACTACTTTAATCATGTCTTCATTTGAAATCATATCATTGAATTTCTTGATAGCTTTACGAATCTTAGCTTCATCCGAAGCATCTAGACCATCGTTAACCATACGTTTACGGTCAAAACCTTCTTTAAATTCGTTGTATAAGATTGATAGGATAATTTTCTGACGGAATGATTGTGCATCTTCCTCATTCAGTACAATGATTAATTTCTCTTGATTCTCGATACAGCTCATTACAAATTTCTCTGCTGTAATAGATGATTTACCTGTACCACCAAAACCACCAATCATGGTAACGTGACCTCGTGCAACTCCTTGTGAGATACCATTTAGTAGTTTGCTCTTGTAGTATGGTAGCATATCTGCTGAATCTTCTTTTAACTTTGTTAGGAAATCATCTGCATCTATGTATAGGTTTTCTACTTCGTACCTAGCAATTCCGCCAGTTCCGATAGCATTAACCTTATCTGTCCAAAACGTTGACAACTGTTCTCTATTCATCTTTGTGAAGTCGTACTTACCTTTTTTGATAAGCACCTTCTCGCCAAACAATAGATATAGCTGTCTGATTGTGTAATTGCGCTTGATAGTTTCATGATAGTATTCAACGTTCTCTGGATTATCTTTTACGATACTAACTGCATCGTCAATTTGAGCCATCTTTCCGTATTCCTCAAATTCATCCAAAACGTCATACTCTTTTGCCTTTGTATAGACTGTAATATCATCGAATGATTTAATACTCTCTTGATATAATCGTCTACCTAAATCGAAATAGAATCCCCATACAGGATGAATAAACTCATCCTGTGACATTGTATCTGCATATTGACCATAGTTGTTAATCGGGTCTGACCATAACAATCCTACAAAGTACGCTTCGTTAATTTCTGCTGTCTTACTAAGCTTCTGTAGTTCTAGTTTGGCAATGTCCCTAGCTGTCATTTCTACTGCCATTATTATACCACCTCATAAGTTATTAATCTAGGAAATCGCTAATATCGTTATTGCTTTTCTCTTTCTTTTTGTAGCTTGATTTATATTCTTCTACTGGTGTTACTTCCTCTATAACTCTAGCTCTTTCTTTCATTACCGCTTCTTTCTGTTGTTTTGCAAGCATCTTCTGTTCTACTATGTACAGCTTGTCAATGACTACTTTTAGAGCATAGCGGAAAGCTCCATCAAATCCGTCAAAATCTTTGTTCCTGTTAGCCCAATGAATCGTGTCTTCAACATGTTCAAAAGTGGCTTTAATGATAGGATATTCGTAACCTTGTTTATAACGTCTACCCATCGTTTGTTTACGAAATACTGCTTGACCATTTCTAATGCGCTGTAAGAATGTATAAGCACTATCAGTTAATGGTTGTTTAAGACCGTATAAATCTTCGATGTAAAGTCTCAGCTCATCTAGCTCTTGTGCTTCTTTTTCTTTAAACTCTTTATCTTTCAGATAAGCTTCCCAACAAGCACCTTTATGATAATACTTAGGTTTAGGCTTTTTACCGCCTGTCATTTCACATTCCATCTCTTCCAACAGCGTATCATCAATACCGCAGTGTTGGCATTTTCTCGTTTTTTTGCCTTTACGTGCCATGTGCATCTCTCCTTTATCGTTGTATACACATTATATCATAATTTTTTGTTGGTGTCAATAATATTTTTTCAAAAAGAAAGACCTCTTATTCAGAAGTCTTCAATTGTCGAATAATTTCAGCATAAACGTGGTCGTTAGTTTTATTACTAGTATCAATAGTATGAATTACCATATTATCATTACAGTAACCATAGTTGAATCCATTAAATAGTTTACGATACATTTCTTGTTGTTTCATAGATTCTTCTACGTTCTCCGATACGTTTGCAAATGGTACTTTATCCCTTGTTAATCGCTCTTTAAGTTCTTCTTCGTCATCAATAGTTAAATGGAAGATGTTGATTTTAACTCCACCTAAAGATAGTTCCTCTAACATCTCTGCAAAATCGTTATAGCCTACGTTGAAATTATAATTTTTATATAGTTTTGAAAATACCTGTTCTGTAAAAAAGAATCTATCAAAAACATATCGGTTATCAGATACACATTCTGCGAATAATAATCGCATCCATGCCATATAATAATCGTATACTCTTACCAATCCTTTTGCTCCATCTGTATGAAAACCTGTTGGATTAATTAAAGTTGTTTCTGGTAGAGTCTGCCTTAATTTGAATGCTAATGTCGATTTACCCGTGCCTCGTGCGCCTTCCAAAATGTTAATCTGCATCATATCATTCTCCTTTTAAGAAAATTTGGTTGAGGACGAATCCCCAACCAATATGTATTACTCACCTTGTTGTTTAGCGAATGCTAAAGCTTTCTCTAATAGTGTCGCATCTTCTGAATTACGGAAGTCTGCATCACCGTTGAAGATTGTCTTAAATTCTTTCGCAATAGTAATCTTAGTGGCTTTATCGTAGTCTTTCAGAGTGTTAGCGATTTTCTCTTTTAACACATCTGGATTAGCCTTATCAGCTTCTACGGCTTTTTCAGCTTTTTCTTCTCTAGCCTGTTCTTGCTCCACTTTTGCTTTCTCAACAGCTTTCTCATTGTTGTCATACAATCCTAAGATTGACTCTTCGAATGTCTTAACGAATGTTTTAACATCGTTGTCGATTTCTGTTGGGAAGTTACGGAAACGTGTTCCACAAAGGATATTACCGTCACTACGGAATACTAGTTTACGATTAGTAACAGCTTTACCATCTTCACCTTTTTCAACTTGCATGTCACCATAAATAATCATGTCTGCTTCTCTCTCTAGAATATCAGACGTTTTTCCTAGTACGTTAAACATTGTGTAATCGTACTCGAATCCATCTTTATTAGTGACTTTTTTAGTCTTTTCGTGTCCGATGATAAATACTCCGAATCCTGCTTTCTTCAAACGGTCAATTTGGAAGTAGATTGCTTCTGCAACAGCTCCATAACCTGCGCCCCAAGGAATATCTGAAATATCCGTGTAGCGTTTGCTATCTTCTCGACCTTTCTTGCGTAGAGTGTATGCAATTGCATAACGCTCTAAAGCAGTAACCGTATCAATGATGATGAATCGGAAAGGAATATCTGCTTTGTTCTCGATTAATTCATCGACAACTTCAATAAATCCTTTTTGTTCGCCATCTTCTTCTTCTGCGTAATCGAAACCCGTCACTGGAATAGCGTATACATCAGC